GGGCTGATATAGCCTTTCACGTAGAGGCCGCCTGTGGCGTCTGGGGCGCGGCTAAGGACGTTCTGGGGTAGCTTTCCCCTCGGCACCTCTCGCAGCTCTATCACCTTGCCGATGGGTTGCATGAAGTCGTGGATGTAGTATATCTTGACGCGATCCCCCATCTCCTTGATGGTCTTGGTAAATGCGCCCTTGACTATTACATCTCTACCGTCATCCACATTGCCCATTACGGCAGCAAAGCCCTGGAAGGTGCGGGCCTCGGGGTCAAGCCCCTTCTCTTCTAGCTCAAATGGAAACGATTTTCTCTCCATGATTAGCTCCTATCCCTCTACCGCTGGTTCCGGCTCTTCTACGGTGATTCCTAGGGCCCTCTCAAACTCTTCTGCCATCTCTTGCAGCAGCAGCCGGCCACGTTCACGGATACATGCCTCAGCCTTCGGCCAGAACTCTACTTCATCACGAATCAGCTCCTCAGAAATGCGAGTCATCTCCCCCTCCTATTCCACTACCGCTAAGGGTACGCACTCACAATGCGGATGCAGCGGTGGGCACCCAATATCCGTGTAAGTGACCTTCATAACATGGCCCTCGGCATCTGTCAGTTCGTCGCCGAGATTGGCAAAGTTCTCTTCGATGGCAATGGTTTTTCCATCTAGCTCTGCGCACCACGAGCAGCAATCTGGGAAGGCGTGCCAGCCAATCGTCGTCACTCCCGCGTCTTGCCAAGCGAACTTCGTCCCATAGTTGGACGACCGCATGGTCTCGGTCCTGGCGATCTTCATGGCCCGCGCCTTATCGAAGATCGGATTGCCCGCCGCGTCAGTCAGGTTCATCAGTGCTGTTCTAGTTTGTGTGACCGTCCAGCCCTCACTCTGGGCCGTGGCAATCATCTCGCGCAGGGCGCTTTCAGTGACGCCGGTGATGCCCTTGGCAAACTCCATCGTGTAGCCGTCTAGGAACTGTTGGACCTCTGGCCTCTCGATGTCCCAGGAGATCCCGTAGGCGGCCAGCACGTTTTCCATCTGTGCCCCGAGTAGCGACGTGAACAGCGGCAGGAATGCTTGCCTCCAGCCGTTCTTGCTGACCATCAGGTAGGTCATGCCCGCGTCGAGGAAGGTTCGATATGGCGCAGCCTGCTTGGAGGCCTTGCCCTCACGTTTGAGAATCTTCGCCAGTTCGGCCTTGTCCTGTTGGAGCAGGTCAAGCGCCGTTTCCTCGAATCGACCCCTCCACGCCCGCGCCGTGAGCCTGATGCTCGTGGCCCAACGCTCCTTTGCTTCTTCGGACACTTGCGCGGATTTAAGTTGCTTGGCCCCTGGCAGCTCCGTGGGCGCGGCTGGCTGTGGCTCTTCGCCTGGCACGACGGCCTGGAGCATAAGAGGTCGCAAGAATACATCTGTGCCCTCCATGTATTCTAGCCCTGCCATGCTCCGCGCTTCGCTCACCAGCACCCAGCTCTTTTCGACGCCGGCATTCACCCGCTCCCATAGCTCCTTGACCTCTTCCTGTAGGGCCTTGACGCCTGAGAAGTCAAACCTCACCCGAATGTCCCGGCCAAACTCCGGCGCCAGGTGCAGATTGAGACAGTCCTGTATCCTCCGGTAGTGCGGGGTCAGCGTTTGCAGCCAGAAGGATGCCTGCGACTCCTGGAAGTTTGAAAAGGTGCTGCGCTCCAACCCCGAGAATGCCCCTATGATGATAGGCGGCACTTGATAGACCATGCAGATTCGCGTCTCTGTGATCTGCCTCAAGTTCGGAAAGTCCATGTCCTTGAAGCTATCCGCCATACTGACCCATTCCGTGCCTTCGGCCAGGATTAGCGGCTTGTGCCACTGCGCCTTGCCGCTGTGCATCCCCAAGTAAGCTTCCTCAATCCTTTTGCGTTCGGCTGGGTCTATGTAGCCCGCGACCTTGAACATGCCGAATGGGATGCCCGCATTCTTGAAGAAGCTGTTGACGAAATCGGTGGCGCTGTTGTCCGTGTCCCCTTCCCTGGCGGCTGCGGCCAGCGGCGGGAAGCCCCACAGCTTTTCGCGTGGGTGCGGTCTCTTGAAGTGAATCACGTTCTCAGCGGGCAATTGAACGCTATCTGCGCCGCTTCTCCACTCATACGCCTGGACACTTCTCTTGACCCGTTGCCCTGGCTTGGAGGGTACAGCGATGATCTTCACCCGCTGCGGCCACATCGGCCACAGACCCACCACCCGGCCTGCCCTGCTGCGCTCCTTCTCGTAGAACATATTGCCAGCAATGCTGTCGTACATGGTGAGTTCAAACAGGAACTCGTAGCCGCTCATCTCGGGGTTGGGCTTGTCCAAGAGCTGCTTTAGCGCGTGGTCCGGTCTCTCCTCCCACCCGTCCTTGACCCGCTGCTCTACGATCAGGTTGGCCTCTGATGCGCTGGACGCCAGTTCGTTGACACAGGCGTACACGACCGCATTCTTCTCATAGCCGTCTTTGGAAAGGGTCTCGAAGTCCGTCTTTGGATAGCTCGCCACCCCGTCATTGCCGATGGGCAAGCCGGTGATGGCTTTCTGCCCACGGAATATGTATGGCACTGCCTCTCTCAGTCTGTCAATGAGTCCCATTCACTCCGTCCAAATAATCGGGTAACCAAGCAATGTCTCTGGTTCTGGCGTGTTGTTGTTGTATCCGCCTAGCCGTGCCATGTAGAAGCACTTCAGCCAAAGCATAGGGCCGCCAACGGGAAGGAATCTCTGCCCGTCCTTAGCTGCCTCCTCTAAGGCGGTGAGTGTGGCTTGTTCTCGCGGTCTGTCAATGAGGGTCATGAACTCTCCATGTACTCAGAGCGGGCGCAGATGATGTCATTCATCCTCGGGCAGTTCTTCCCAAACGGCAGTCCAATATGCCTGCCATGTATTCCAGGCATCAATGAGACCCCGCGCAGGGTTCTCCGCTAATAGCTGGTCAATGAAAGCGGCCACGTCTTGCTTCGTTATCGGTTCCGTTGGTTGATTCATTTCCATCAGTAGTAGAATGCCGGCGCTTGACCCAACATTTGTACAGCGCCACTCACAGCATCAATCTGATCGTCATGCAAAGTTTCTGGAAACGCGCACACTTCGTCTAGCCATGCCGCGTTCCACGCCCCCCTCACGAACGCCATCATGTTTTGCTCTGCTCGAGCCAGCCAGGGGTTTGCCCGCGTCAGCTTGTCCGTGGTCACTTCGACTTGGCGGAACGGAATGCCTACCAGCTTGGGCTCCCTTGTGAGTGTTTGATACATGCCCCGCTGCACCCCCGCAGCCTCCACGCCCTGTGTGACAGCCATGCCGTCCATCAGGGCCGTCTCACGAATCACCTTGACGGCATCGGGCCACTCCCACCGGCCCCGAGCTACATCTGCTATGACCAACAGGCCCTTGCTCGTTAGCCCCACCTTTGCCCCTACCGTGTAGTCTGCTGATGTCTTGGTACTGGCTGCGAGATCCCAGAAGCGCACGTACCGGATATTCTCGGGTGCCTTCTCTACCGTATGGAACCACTCACGCTGGAAGAGTGCCCCGGCAAGCTGTACGAACTCCGCCTCATACTCCTGACGGAAGATTAGGGAGGGCAGGAGCTTCCTTGCCGCCTCTATTTCCTCCGGGTCTATGAAGGGGTTGTCCCGTGTCGGATGCTGGAAGGCGGCCCAGCCCTCCATCAGCCCCGCGTTCTTGTAAAGTTCCCAGAAGTGATTGAACCCCTTGGGCGTCGATATGAATACGGCCTTGCCCTTGCGATCCGACAGCGCGGGCCTCAGTGCTTGGCCCCATGCTTCGTCAAACTTCGGCATGTGGGCCGTTTCGTCTATGATGACTAGATCAAGCCCTTCGCCCCTCAAGCCCTCCGGCTGCTCTGCCGACTTGACCTGTACCCATCCGCCGCCGGGATAGTGTATGGTTCTCGTGGTCTTGATCGGCAACGCCCCTGGTATCTGGTACGCTAGGTGCATCAGGGGCCGCCAGCCCACAGATGCGGTTGGATATGTTGGCCCTACCCACCAGGCCCTCTTCCCCTCCAGCCCCGCTTCGGTACACAGTGCAACGCCTAATCTAGTCTTGCCCCACCGCCTGCCAGCGTCTATTACTATGAAGCGGGCGGAACATTCCCTAATTTGCCGCTGGCCGCCATTATGGAGCCTCGGAAGTGTCAGGTTCAGCGTTGTCATCATCCCAAGTCAGCTTGATAGTCGTATCCTCCCGAGTTTCGATTTTCAACTCTTGGATGGGTTTGCCCAACAGGTAGTCAGAAAGCCATTGGCGAGCCCGGTAGTCGCCCGTCTTGGCTTGCGCGACTGCCCGCTTGCCGATAGCTTTCCAGTCCCCCAGCTTGACGCACTTCTGCAAGGCGCCGAGGTACTTGTCTTCGACTGGCCTTCGTGGCCGTCCACCCCTCCCCTTGCTGGACGCCGCGTGTCCTGACAAAAACCTGCCCTTGCTATCGCGCTCACCCATGTTTCCACCAAGTTATCTTGGCCTCTTCCCTGCTATCAGGATTCAGCCTGCCTTGCCTCAAACTCCAGCTCAATAAGCTCGTGCTGACATTCTGCCAGCATCGCCATTTCCTTGATGTATGCCTGGTCCAAGTCCAAGCTGACTCTCAGGCCGCCGGCGCCCCCCAAGGTGCCGACCTTGTGGACGTGTGCCTTGAACTTGATTACACCTTCTCCGACCTTCACCCTCACAACCGGGTAGTCGCCTTCCTGGGGCGGCGGGCATTCTTCGATTATGCCATGCACAGTGCCACATTTGCCGCACTTCATCTGCTCTGGTCCAGGCTCAGCACCCGGAGCCGACTCTATTCCTACTCCCACCTTCTCCTCCTCCCCCCAACAAAAAAGCCCCGCCATGCCGCAGTTGCGGCGTATGCGGGGCTATTACTGCCCAATGTTACGCTTTAGTTAGAGTATACTATACTTTGTTTAGTTTGTCAAGCCTCAGTTTCAATCCTCCCGTTGCGCCAACATATAGTCCAGAAGGGCCTGCTGCTTGTCCACCCAGTTCAACGGCGACTCGGCTATATCATGGGCATAATCAGCGTATATCTCACCCCGACGCTCAAATACTTCGGCACCGTTGAAAAGCGCGTCCACCAACGATTCAAATGTGATGGGCTCTAGTTCACTCACTCAATCCTCCTACTTTCCTACTCTCCTACACGCTCCTGACTACGGCCGCCTTGCCAATCACGACAACCGCATCATCATCAAGCCAGGGGCACAACTCCACTGGCAGCCCAGCTATCTGAGGATATTGACCGGCTATGGTTGTCACTTCCTGGCTATCCCATCCAAATTCCGTCCACATGGCTAGCCGTGAGCTTGCAAGCGGATGCCCCTCGCCTGCCCAGGCCCACATAGTATGCAGTACCTCCCGGCCAACCAGAATTCTCTCGGGCTTCACTTCACGTCGATACAGTTCCGCCAATTGGATCCTGATACGGTCCTCGGTTTCTTTGGGCAATGGCAACCGCCGGGACTCCACTTGCCACACATACGCCCATGCCGCGGCGCTTATGCTCACTGGTAGTAGCCAGCGCCCTACCCGTCGGTCACTTAGCCAGCGTGCCAGCCGCGCCCATTTGGCATTATACCACCCTGAGCGCACCTGCCTGGCTTCCTGTATGCTGTAGTGTTTTGTCATGCTCGTACGGGCCACGCTTTCGACTAGCATACTCACCATCCTGCTTGCCTCATCCTTGATTAATCTCAACCGTACATGGGGATTGCCGTCGAGTGCTTCTTCTGCGAGCTGCCGGTACGCCCTTCTTGTGTCTTCACTACCCATCATCTATCCTCCCTCTCCTCCATAGCTGACTGCAATCACCCGCGCGACCTGCCATTCTGACCACTTGTTGCAGGCCTGACATTTCATGCGAGTATAAGCCCCCTCTGACGATTCGCCAATGTACCGGGTCCGCCCAAACATGCGGAGATGTGGGCAACTCCCATTCTGGCAGAACCTCGGGACTTTCCCCGGCCACTGTAGACCCCTGATTATGTCTGCGACCCTCTCCGCCCTCTCACCGTTAGGGTCTGTCATCCTCACCACCGGATCCCCCGTGTCGTTGAACACCGCCCTCAGCGCCAGCTTGGCCGCAAACTGCTGTCTGGCCCGCACCGCCAGGAAGTCCGGCACCTGGCAGATGCGGTCCATCTCCTCGATGTCCTTCCGAAACAACGTGACGCTGTACTCGCCGTT